ATACTTTAGCGATGTTACTCTTGCTGCCTCAGTATTAGGAGCAAGAACAATCGAGCAAGGATACGTTACCTTGCACACAAATGTAGATGACAAGTACACCGTTGTATTTGCTGACTCTGATGTTGCAATCGAGGATGCTAACGGAACATTCTCTTCATCTTCAACTGCTGACCTTTCTGAAATCAAGTTTGAGTTAGGTAAGTATATGATTAACGCAGAGATTGACTACAAGAATCTTGACAACTTTTGGTTAGCATCACAGCAACCACGAGGTGCTGCAGGAGACTACGTTGCACCTGCTTCTTTAGAAGATGCCCTGAACCAACATTTCAGTTCAAAGGCAAGCCTTTTTGTCGGAGCAAGCATCTGGTCTGGTTCTGCTTTAGCGGTTTCTCAGTTTGGTTCTTCTCAAGGAATTTCTCAAGGTGGTTCAAACTCTGTAACAGGTTTAATCGACACAATGCTTGCTGATTCTTCAGTTGTTGACATTGCTGTTGGAGGTACTTACAAGCAGACTATCACTGCTGCTACTGAGGCTGCATCTGCTGTTATCTCTGTTGGAGATGCATCTGACTATGCTGTTGGAGACAAAGTAACTTTTGAAGGACTTGCAGGTGGTACTTGGGATACTCAAGACGGCAAGACTTTCAGCATTACATCTATCTCTACTAACGACATCACTATCAACCTTGATAGCCAAGCGTTAGGTACTTGGTCAGCAGGTACGTTAACTTGTATCAACAAGAACAATGTTGTTGCTGCATTTGAAGAAGTTTACCGAAATATGAGCGACTCAATCCGTCTTGCTCCTGACACGGTTTTTTACGTGCCTTCACGAGTTGCTGCTGCTTACAAATTAAAGCAAGCAGAGGCTGCATACTCTCCTAACGTTTACTCTCAAGACTATGAGTTGTCTTTCTTAGGATACCGAGTACTTGAAGTGCCTGAGTGCCGTAACAATGTTATCGTTTGCTCTCGTATCGCAGGATTGCACTTTGCAACTCCACTTATCAGCGACCTTAACCAAGTATTGATTGTTGACCAATCAACTACTTCTGCAAGTCGCACTATCCGTTATCGCTTAGACTTTGCCTTTGATGTTGCTATCTCTGATGGTAAGAACATCACTCTTCTAAGCTAATTTGTAAACCTAAAAAATAGCATAGAAATGGCATTATCAAGTTTAACCGTAGACAAGTGTAACAGAACAGCAGGTGGTATTAAACGCCTGTTGCTTTGTGACGCATCTGAGATCAGTTCACTCACGTTTGACGTATCTGCATCTAACCACGCTGTTACTGACGTAACATTTGATGGCGGTGCAACAACTTACTTTGAGGAGTTTACCTTTAAGAAAGGAGAGGCACGCTATGAGTCTAATACAGAGCGTCAGGACAACGGAGTTGATGTTACTACGATCAACATCTTTATGAACGTACCTGCACCTACCTCTGCACAACTTTACGCATTAGAGCAATTGCGTGATACGTGCGAATTGGTTGCAGTTATCCAAGAGTTTGGAACTAACACCTTACTTCGTGTATTAGGTGCTGACCAAGCTGAGATAGGCGTATTAGAATTTAACTCACTTAACGGTGGTTCAGGTTCTGTACGTACTGATGCAAACAGCTTTGAATTAAACATAATGGGAATGCAAGAGCAACCACCATTTGTTTTAACTGAAGCTAACTCTGAGACTGTTCAGAGTGACATCATTGACTATCTATTAACAGGTGCTTAATGTACTTGGTAAAAGATAAATACAAGGGAAAGTCCGTCTCATTGCGAGGCGGACGTACCTTTGTTTTTCCCTTAGACGGCTCTAACCCTTACAATGAAAAAACCTGCGAACAATACCCTCAATTCTTTGAATGCGTTTCAGATTCTAAATCTTCTGGACGAAAGTCACGAAAAGCCGACAATGGGATCGGAGATAGTGGGTTACAGGGGAACAAAGTGGATAAAGTGGGGAGAGGACGGAAACGCAGGTCTGTTTCCTCAGAGGATAGCGGAAGCGTACCAGAACAGCAAAACGCTGAGAGCAGTCCTAACGCAGAAGAGCAACCTGGTGGCATCGGATCTCAAGACGGAGAACGAGAGCCTTCAAAAGAAGATTGATAAGTTTACGAGTCCAAAGACTCACTACGACCTAAGACAACTTATCTACCGTGTTGCTTTAGACGTACAATTGCACGGTGAGGGCTTTATTAAAGAAGTCCGATACATCGAGTACGCAGGTAACACACCAATCAAAGAGCGTAGCTTTGCAATGCACTTAGATGCTTCGCAAGTACGTTTTGCATCCGATGTCGATGAATACCTTGAGCCAACAGGTGTATGGGTTTCTAAGAATTGGGCACATTACTCACGCAATGAGTACCGACCTTATAGACTACCTTTATCAGGGTATGGCTATGAGGATTTTTACGATGAGCAAGACCGAGTATTTAAGAAGGTTTGTGTACATCGTGTAGGCGATTATGAGCCTGCAATGCAGGTCTATGGCCGAGCCAATTGGACAGGTGCATATTACGATGCAATACTTGAGAATCTATTGCCTCGATTCAATTACACGCATTTACAGAACTCTATCCATCTAAGCGGTATCCTTAACGTAGAGATGCCATTTACACCAGATGACGATACGGCCAAAGAGATTCGTGATCGTATCCGTGAGCAGTTAAAAGGAGAGTCTGCCTTTGGGCCAAGTACACCTGTAAACATCTCAGGAGGCGATGGTAAGCTTTCACTTGTACAATACAACTTGCCAACTGACGGAGCGTTTAAGGACTTAGGCCGTACTTGTGAGCGTAATATAATAATGGCAGCAGGTTGGCATCCTGCATTGATGGGTGTTGAGGAAGCAGGCAAACTTGGCAATACACGTGAAGTAGAAAATCATCACAGACGAGTAATGCAATACGAGATTGAGCCATTGCAAGAGAAGATACTTCACACCTACCTGCACACCTTAGAAGGCACGGAGTACTACGAACTTGCAGAGCAGTTTCCAATTATGTTTGAGAACAAGCCAATGTTTACAGCACTTGACTATGTAAGCCAAGCGAAGATTGACGAGGCAGTTCCATTATCTGAAATTCAAAAAGAGTTAGGTTATGCCGTTGATGACAGCGAGTGATATAGTAACAGAGGCGTTTTACGCTAACTTTGATCCTGCCGACATTAAGGCACGATTCATTGACTTGATTGAGGACAATACGATTAAGCCTATTCTGGGTGATACGTTATATGCCTCTGTAAGTGGTGGGAGTCCATCTGCTGACGAGATAACGCTAAGAGATACCTATGTCAAGCCTTTACTTGCCTATGGCGTTAAGTCGCTTGTATTGGCTAATAACAGCCCACGCATCAGCAATGTAGGTGCAGCATATCCAAACACACCAAACGCAACTGCAACCGAGGAGGCTCGTATGGTTGCACACAAACAAAACGAGACGTTAGTCCAACAACTACGTCAACGATTAATTGACTTCCTACGTGACAACGCAAACACGTACGGATGGACTGAGCAGAATGATTCCGATTTTATAACAAATTCAATTTTTGTAGTATGAGTTCAATAGTAGAATTTATCCAAACTTGGGGATGGCAAATTGCTTCAATCCTCTTAGGTGCTGTCGTGTTTTATGACCGTTACATTGCACCATTAACTAAGACTAAAAAAGACGATGAGATACTTGAGCGAATACTTGAGTTGTTGCCTGATGCAATCGAGGAGCGTCTATTTGTAGAAAAAGAGGAGGAGGACAAGAAGAGTGCTGAGTAAGTTACTTGCCTCGCTTATAGAGTTCCTTGCAGGCTTTGGTCAGGCTCTGCCAACAATAGCAGACAACCAAAGAACACGCTTAGAGATTAAGCGACCTGCAAAAGAAGCACGTGCAAAACTACGTGCAACTCGAATCAAGCGGAAGCAACTACGAGCAGAGCGTAAACTTCGCAGACGTGCAAAAAAGAGTGATACATAAAAGCATACTTACAACGATACTTACGGCACTTGGATGGTTCTTGATTCCAATTGCGTGGTATCTTGTGTTCACTCTTGCCTTAGTGCTTGCTGACCTTTACACAGGTTGGAAGGCATCAAATATGAAGTTTATAAGTCGAGGCATACGCAGGACAATCGACAAGGTTGTGATGTACTACCTTGCTATCTTGTTAGCACACGCCTTTGATCTTATATATATAGCAGACGGTGGACTGATTGTATCCTTTGCAGTTAGTAGTGTAATAGCATCCACAGAAATACTAAGCGTTTTTGAGAACATACAACGACACACAGGCACAGGGTTATTATCAGCAGTCAAAAAGTATCTCAATGGTAATCTTAAATCCTGAAGGTGGAGGTACTATTGCAGGTCAATACAATGGCAAACACTCTCCTGAGTTTAGACACGGTATCCTTAACGGTGGCAATTTTAGCCGTTGGATATGTAACGACCTTCAGAGAGAATTAGATTACGAGACAATACACTACACTAACATCTGTCCAGAACTAAGCAATGTATCTGAGTGTACACGAGTACAGCGTTTAAACAGCTACACAATGGCCTTTGACACGTTTGCCTTATCAATCTATACCGGAACACACGAAAGGTCAGGAATACGCATCTTAGGAAAC